CTCCTTTAGCAAAACCAGTTACTGGAGTGTCTGCTATATCTGCTGACTGTGCAATAGTTACAAGAGATGCAATGATTCCAGCATCTGCAAGTTTTCCATCAAAGGATTGTAATATTGCAGAGGCATTTCCATTAGCATCAGTTACTGCTGAAGTTGAAGTTACTCCGTTGCCAAAGATTCCCTTAGAATCAACTGCAAAGTTAACACTAATTCCTTTAACTGGATTTCCCCAACCATCTTTAACAGTTGCAGTTACTTTTCCACTAGCAGTTGTTAATGTAATGTTTCTTGCTGTTGTTGCAACTGCATCATTAACAGTAAAGGTTGCAGTTTGTGTCAATCCTCCACCAACAACAGTTACTGTTGCAAGTCCAGGTTTCGTTCCAATTGCTGTAAATTCTTGTCCGCTTCCGATAGTAACAGTCTTCAAATCTCCTGTTAATGGACGAACAGTAGGTGCAGAAGTTCTAAGAACAACTCCGTCAGATGCAGTAACAACAAGTGCTACTCCAGAGACAGAAGTTCCTGAAGCATTCTTTAATGATGTTGCAATAGTTACTGCAGATGCAGTTCCTGCTGTTGTTGCTTGAACATCTTTTAATACTTTAACAGTCTCTGTGCTTCCACCAGTTAGTGTTAGTGATGCATATGATCCCGTTGCAGAATAGGTAACTGTAAGAACATTTGCAGATGTTAGCAGACCAGTTGAAGTTCCTGGCGCAGTAACCTGAATGGTCAATGCATCAACAAAGTTTGTTGTTGAAGTGCTTGAATCTTTAAATGTAATCGTTGCATCTCCATTGATATCAGTAACTGAAGTTGCAATTGTTGTTCCAAAGTTTCTGCTTGAAGAAGACAATGTTCCAGTAACAAAATAATATTGCTGAGGAGTGTCAAAGTTATTCTTTACATTAATCTTAAGGCTTGTGGTATCTCCACTCTTAACTACAGAGTTTGTAATTGATGCACTTAATAATGATGTAGAAATTCCAGTTGTTCCTAATGCACCCTGAGAAACTGAAGGAGCAGTATAGGTTACTGTAACAACAGAGTTTCCTGTTGCTAGAGCAACTGTAATTGTGAATGATCCACTAGCAGTAGTAGCAGAAGTAACGTATGTTCCAATTCCATTAGTTCCAATAACTACTGGATATGTTCCATTTGTAATTCCAGCAACGCTAGAAGATGTAATCTTAGCATTAACAATCGATCCTGCTGTTCCGCTAATGGACCAACCAAGTGTTGATGCAGAAGAGGTACTAGCAAAATATGTTGTTGATGTTGGTGTCTCAATTGCAACTGGAGCAACATACTTAACTGTAGATGTTGAAACTCCGATGGCACTTGAAAGAGCAACCTTTGTTGCAGTTGCTACTGGATTTGTTGTAAATGTTACGACTTTGGCAACTGATGGAGTTAAAATTCCACCTAAGTTAAATGTAAGAGTAGAACTTGTTGAACCAGTGTGCTTAGCATGAAGATCATATGATCCTGTTGATGCTGTAAGTGAGTCTGTTGACTCTAAAAATGTGTTTGTTGTTGGTGTTCCAGATCGGGAAGCGGTTGTTAAAACACTTCCTGGAGCAGTTAACTTACCTTTTGTTACCGTTAAAGTTTCTGTTGATCCAACTGCAATCGTTGAAGAAACTGTAATTCTTTCTAGAGAATTACGAAGTAGTGTTGGAATACCATTGGTATCTTTAAGTGTAATTCCAAGATCAACTGAAACATCTCCTGCTGTTACTAAAGAAGAAGAACTTGTTTCTAATGAAACTGGAGTTCCTCCGACTTTAATATCTGCAGTAAAGTAAGCCTCTCCACCATCAATGGTTGAGTTTCCGCCAATTGTATTTCCTACGTTGTCAATCCATAGTAAAATTTTATATGTTCCTGGAGTTCTAAATGCGTTTGATAAAACGCTTACAGAATCAACCGTAACTGTCTCATCACTTCCGCCTAGAACAACAGTTGCTGCAGTGTTATTTGATAAAGTTGCAAGAGCCACAAGAGTGTCTCCAACTGTAATTTGACTTGTTGCATCGACTGTTAATGGTGTTGGATTTGAAATAATACGACCACGAACAGTTACTGTTTCGCTTGCTCCAGATGTATCTGAAAGAGCAATCATTGAAACAGAGACTTTGTTATCTGCTGCAGTTGCTGATGCAACGCCACTAGATAATGATGATGAACGGTTTGGAACGGTATCTACTGATAGAATTCCAGTAATTGCTGCATTGGCTGGGGCTGATGTAATTACAGACACTCCAGACAGGGCAAGCGCACTAACTGCTGTAACAGCAATCTTTTTAAATAAGTTCATTTTTCTCCTATAAGTTAACATGATTTTAGCCTTTATGACTATACCTTATTATAGCAGATATATAAGAACTACGTCAAACTGACTATAATAAATTAAACTTTCCCAAAAACTCTTCAACATCTTTTGGCATTTGCATATTACGCCTATCTTCTCTCTCCTGAAACTCCTGCCTATTTCTTTCTTTTGCAGCACTCCCCCAAGTATGTACATCAATTTCTAAGTTTAAATCTTTTTGTGTATGTGCAATTGCTCCATAGACTGCACCACAAACAGCATCTGCTAAATCTTTAGATGATTTACGTGGGTGATCTACTCTGTTACCTTTCATAATCTTTAACTCAGAAAGTTCCTGAAGCAATAAATCAATCTGTGGCATTGCAATTCTTTCTTCATAAACCATCATTGCTAAATCTTCATAATGTTTTTTAGCAACAGAAACCGTATCTGTGCTTATTCCAACAGCCTTAAGTTCATTTTGAATATCAAAGGATTGCCATCTATCAAAAGATACAATACCGATGTTAAATCCTTGCCTTCTTAGGTTAATAATCCATTGTTTTACTTCAGATAAATTTACTGGTCCCTCGATTTTTGGCTCCCACCATGCAACGGCATCCACAACAACAACTGGTGCAACCTGTTCATAATCTTTAATAACTTGAATGTTAACCCATTTATCAACGTGTGCAATAGCAACAGCACACTTATCATGCTTTTGTGCAAGGTCTGCGTGTATATAATATGTTTTGTCTGGATCTGGTTTAAAAGATTCATCAAACCTTCTATTAGAATCTAGTGGGTTTCTTAGAGTCATACACTTAACTAACTTATCTTTTTGTTTAAAGAATGCATCTGATGAAAATGTTGGGATACATGCAAAGCGCATCATTGCATCACCTAAGTCTGTATAGAATGCATGTTTAAAATCTTCAATACTTCTTGTTGGGTTTACTTCCCATGTTGGTCTTTTTAATGCTAAGATTCCAGGAAACTTATATGAAATAATATAATCTTCATCCCAGGAAATTTCAAAAGAATTGTCTGGAGTATCTCCTAGTTCTGGATTTAAAATAAACTTATGAGTTTTTTCAACAACTTCTTTTTCAGCAATTACGCTATCATATTTTTCCGATATAAAGTCTCCTGGATATCTTGGAAAAGAAAGCAATACAACCTTGCCAAGATCTGGGAAACGAGAGTCTACAGAACCACGAAAGGCTTTATAAATGTTTTCTGCAGTCTTTCCTTGCTCATTGCCAGTTCCAACTTCAGAAGCAAATCCAGAAATTTCATCAAGTACAGCAAGTAATAAGTTCAAACCTTCATGAGACTCTCTTTCTGAGTGTCCAGAGTAAACAGTTATTGATTGATCAAATTCAATAGAGTCTGCTTTGGCATTATACTTTCCTGCAAACCAAGGAGATTTCTCAATCTTATTTTTAAATCCTTTAAAGAAAACGTTTTTTGCCTGCTGAGCATTTATAGCAACGTTAATAAGATCTATTGCGTCTCCGCTTGGTTTTCCGAAGTATCTTGCGGGGTCTTTAAGACATAGTAACTTATAAACAATATAGGCACAAGCCACAGTCGAAGTAAAGTCTTTGCCACTACCCTTCCCAAGTTGTAGAATAATTTCGTTTTTAGTAAATTTGTCATAATATTTTTTACCTTCCACTGTTCCCATTATTTTTTCTAAATCTTCTTGCTTGTATATTTGGCTCATTGCTTCAACAATTTCATATTGTATTTTTGACAATGGAGGTTGGCCTAAATAGTTTGGAGATTCAATAAATGTTTTTGCATCTACTGGAACCTCTAAAAAATTATTGTCTTCAAGTACTTCTAGAAACTCATTGAACATCGTGGACAATTGTTATTACCTCATTATCTTTAGCAATAGATGATAACCTTTTCATAATTTCATCTCTTACTTGTGGGTACTCAGAAGCAATATCACGTAATATTCCAATCAATACTTCTTGCTTTTGTTCAACCTCTAGGATCTCTTCTGCTAGTTCTTTATTTTCTAGCAACCCTGCTTTTTGTAGCATATCGATTCTTTTAGATTCAATATCTAATACTAATTTAATTGCATTAGTTTTTGCTCCAAGATTATTGTTTAATCCAGCCTCATCAATAACTTCGTAGGCTTTAGAAATTAACTTACCATAGTGTTGGTCTGCTGCTGCTAATGCTTCTTTTGCTCTGCCTCGAATTGCATCGTTAGCAGAAGCCATAACCTTCCACTCATTTATAAGGGCAACAACTCTAACTCTAGGCATACTTAAATCTTTTGAAATCTTGGTTGGGTCGCTACCCTTTAAATATTCTTCTACTACTTTATTTATTTGATCTAAATGCTCAATAAGTTCAACTTCAGTTGACATGATTTATTCCTTCAATTCTATAGATTTCATCTTGAATATAAAAAATTGCTTTCTTTAAATCTTCAACATGTTTCTCTTCGTTTTTTAATCCTGCTCTCCAAAGATACTTAATAGCGTTACCTATATTAAAATTTCTATGTCTAGTTATTTCTAGACACTCAACGCCAGATGGATCGCTAGTGTAATGCTCTGGATGGCTAACTTGATCAACTGTAATTTTTAAATGATCGCTCATCGCTTAGACTTCCTCAATCCAAATTTTGCAAGGTAAACGTAAACAGTCTCTACTGTACATCCACACTCCTTAGCAATCTCTTCTGGAGTCTTTTTGTCGACAACATAGCGTTTACGCATAAAGACTTCTGATGTATACAGTTTAGCAGCCATATCGTTATTTGTCAACTTCTCTATCAAGGATATCATAATCGTATGCGTTTGAGTCTTCAAGCATCCATTTGTCATAACTCTCAACATCCCACTTATTTGTATTAATAAGTCTTTGTATTACTAGATCTTTTTTTGTTACAAAGGATGGTTCTTTTAACCTTACCCTGTTATTTGGCTGTATTGCAAAATTTCCATCATCTCTTTGAATTACATGCCCACATTTATGCTGTCCTGGATTTTCAGAATACCCATCATCTAAGATGTTTGTTTCTGGATTATGCCAGTCAAGTGTAAACAAATATTTTCCAGGAACATTTGTTTTATTTCTATCAACATATGAAATTCTCATATTACTTAAGTTTTCAAACTTTGTAACTGAAACATATGGACTAAAAGAGTTCCATAAAACTAAATTATGAATTGGTTCTTCTGGAACATCTGGTTTTGTGCAGAAGGCATTAATTGGCATTCTCCACCAAATTCCACCATCTTCCATTAAGAAATGAAATAGTGGACTTCTGCTTTTAATACTTGAAACTCCAAAGATAACACATGGAAAATACTTATCATGACTATCTTCTTGATCTCTTAGAAAGTTTCCACGAACATAACATTCTATTGGTGGATC